ATAGTCTGGCATTTTATCTGATTAATGAAAGTGCGTTTAAAACCTTTATTCATCTCCTCCAATTCTCTTCTTCATTGTTGCGTGTCGTTTCTTTGATACGATACGACCGCCCTTGTTATACATAAGGTCATCTTTAGTGAGACCTCCTGTTGTCTTCATAGCACCGCCGTGCATGACTTGTGCGCGACTTCCGTATGTTTTTACCTTGCGTGTCTTGTCTGGCATTTACTTATTTGCTAATAAATTTTAAGCCACTTAATGAGTTTTACCTTTGTTCCTGGATACCACAGTGGAACTCCGTATCTTTTTGCCCAGAAGCATGAATTAGACTTTATCTCATCTTGTATTCTCGGAGTATAAGATGATAAAAATAGACTTGTAAAGTCGTATGTTTGGTCTATCATTTCCGAATAAACCTTTTCAAGGTATTCTGTAGTGATTTCTGAATAGTCTTTAGTATACAAAATTGGACAACCCTTATATTTTTCTTTTATCAAAGGATTGTCTTCTACAATAGGAATGCAACCGGAAATAAGTGCTTCATAATGACGATGACAATCTATGCCGTTTCCTTCTGGAGACACAACAAACTTATAATCAGTTAATGTTTTTTGGTATTCTTTAAACGGTATGTTTTGGTTTGGGATACCGTTTGAAGCTAATGTTTTAACGAAACTTTCTCTGTTATTTGTGTTTCTCCTTCTTCTGTCAGTATAAATATTTATACTGCATAGAACTGTTTTATCATGCGGTCCTTGTTGGTGATTTTCTAAATTTTCAAATGTGTTTTGGACAGTAACACCAATTGGAAAAGGAACCCAACTATCCGTTCCATCTTTTACAGATGCTCCAGCAATGAGATTGTTTACATCCTTTTTCAAATTTTGCCAATCACGTAATGAATACATTATACTTTTTGTAATACAAAATTACAAGAACAAGAAGGACATACTATATGATCAAGTAAGTAATGTATCATAAAATGTTTCATACTTCCTAATTTATAATCATCATTTCCAGGATCTCCTGCAAAGTGTATAATTTTGTTACGACATCTTTCATCAAATGGTGTATACATATTATATACTTCACTTGTAATCAATGATCCATCAACTAAATCGCGTTTGTTGAAGTATACATTCATTCCCGATTGTTCTAAAAACTGTTCTCCATCATGACTTTGTATTAATTCAATTGTGTTTTTGAAATGTTGTTTCATTTGAGGTGTGTTCATAAATGCAAATAGTCCTGTATTGAAAACGTAAATTCTACGTTCTTTGAAAAATTCAAGATATGCTTCTGAATAGTTACTAAAAGACCAATTAATATCATTATGCGAATTGATGTTTGAATTTTCATGAAAGGCATAAAGTTTTTCTTCGTTTGTTACTTGATACATGATTGAGTCAATATTTCTGTCTACCAAAATATCAGAATCGATATACATAACTCTTTTAAAGTCTGTTCCTTCAAGAGCATCAAAAATACGAAGTTTGTTCATCGTAGCATCTTGTTTAGTTTTTGAGTCCGGAACAGAGAAGAGCAAAGTATCTGGTGGAAACATGTTAGCACATTTTTCCATGAAAGATTCATCGCAAATAACCATAACTGTTATGGTTGGATTTTTAAGACGTAAGTAACGGATTGCTAAGTTTACAACATCAACAAACTTGTCGTTGTATCCTATAGCAAAATACACTAGATTTGACATTTTATTAAACTATAGTTGTTACGTTTATATTCCAAATTTAGATTTCCACCATAACATGTCGTATAACTTTTTCTCTGATCCTCGTGAATAAGAAAAATGAACAAATCTATTTTTAAATGATATTTTCATCCAAGATAAGTTAGGATTCACTTTTGATAAATCAATGTTCATTAAACAGTTTTTTTCATTAAATACTAAAGTGTTTACCAAGTTTCTGGTATTGAAATATACGTTCATAAACGATTGTTCGTAATAGTATTCACCTTCATGTTTTTTTATCATATCTCTGATATTTTGGAAATGTTGTTTCATAGTTTCAGTGTTTAAAAAAGCAAACAATCCACAATTGAAGACATAAATACGATTTATAATAAAAAATTGAATTTGTTCGTATGTATAGTTCATCAAAGAATGGCATAACCTATCATGATGTTCGAATTCACGATGTTCTGGAAAAGCATATAATGTGTTATCCTCTACAAATTTTTCAAAAAAATTATTAACATCTGTATCCACTAAAATATCAGAATCTATGAAGAGAATTTTTTCGTATTTTTCGATATCGTAATCAAAGATAAGTAATTTCTTCATAGATGAATCCATAGCACTAATAGAATCTTCACATGGAGATATCATAATATTTGAAAACTCTTTGAGTTTTTCAGAACATGCTGTAACGATTGATTCATCGCAAATAACCAGTAAGTCTTGGCTATAGTATTTGCGAAGAGAGAGTATAGAAAGGTAAAGCAAGTCTAAATACTTTGGATTAAACCCAATTGTGTAGTATACTAGGTCCATTATTCATAAATCATAATTGAATTTCAAGTTTGAAGCTCAATTATGGTTCTAATTATGTTTTAATTTATATTACACTAAAAGCCAACAAGTTAGCAAACCACAAATATATAGTAGATATTTGCAGGTTTAGTTGGAGTATGCAAGACCACCCATACCAGACATTACGCGGAGAACGTTGTAGTTGAGGGCATATACACGAACTTGTGCAGTGCGTGTTCCAGTAACTGTATTGAGAGATACAGTGAGTTGGAGAGTTGCCTTATCGATACGGGAGAAGTTACATGTTCCGGATGGTTGATGTTCTTCTGGGCGTAAGGCGAAGGAGTAAACGTTGATACCAGTGGATGGTGAGCGGGAATGGTGTTGGTAAGGTTGGACCTTGTCGAAGTAGGCACCTTCACGTTCAGTGAATCGGTCTTGGCCGTTGAGTTGGAGCTTGGCAACTTCAACAGGGTTCTTACCTTCACAGCGGACACCGGAGTCGAGAATGACTTTGGCGAGGAGGTAGTTGACACCAGATTCGAATTCTGAGATACCAGTGAGATCAGTAGCATCGGCACCAATGAGGGAGCTTGCTTCAGTTGGAGCAGGACCGAGGTAACGAGTGGCCATGGATTGAGAGGCAGCAGAAGTACCAGCAATAGTTCCAATAGAAGAACCGTTGGATTGGGCTAAGAGAGATGTGATGATACCATCAGTGGAGAAATCATCAGAGTAGTTGAATGGTTGAGCACCTCCAACAGATGCTAACCAAGAGGAGGTAGAGCAGTCTACGAAGGAGTCACGTTGGACGACCCATTGGAGTTCCTTAACAGGGTGGTTAAAGTTGAGTTGGATCTTGTTGGAAGAAGATGTGATGGATTCAGCACCAGTGAATTGAACTTGTTCAATCAAGTATTCATGGGATTGTTGGGCGAAACGACGACGTTCTTCAGTATCTAAGTAGACGTAGTCAACATAGATGGAGGCAGCGGCCAAGGATTGGGCGGCTAAGGCAGCTGGGACACCAGTTGCACTTTCGTAGTATTGACAGTTTTGCCATGTATCGAAATCGACGTTGATACGGACTTCGTGGTATTGGAGAGCAATGAGAGGAATTGCAACACCTGGGTTACGACAGAACCAGAATTGGAGTGGGATGTAGAGGGTCTTGGCTGGTGTACCTGCACGTGGAACGCAAGAGATTGTTGTTTCTGAGGCAGAGCAGGTTGTATCTAATGCAAGACCAGTAGAACGTTTCATTAAAACGAGATCGTGGGTGTTACCGAGCATAGAATCTAAGACCTTGATGTTACCGGCATCAGTAGAAAGTTGGGTCCAGATTTGCATCCAGTCACCATATTGACGATCAATGCGTTGACCACCGATTTCAATTTCGACTTGTTTGATGAGACGGTGACCAATGTAGTTGAGCCAACGGAAACCATCGTTGTTTGTTAATGAAACTGCTGGTAAAACAACTTGGACGTATGTCTTGTACATTAAATCGGCATTACGGTTAATTACTGCAGTTACACGTTTGTTGAAGTCGGCTTGACCGTTGAAGGTAACTTCAATGGATTCAACTGCAAAGTTGGTGTGACGTTTGTAGAGAATCTTCCAGAAAGTAATTTGTGGGTTACCCGAGATGTAAATATCTTGAGCACCATACGATACAAGTTGCATTAAACCTCCTCCCATTTTGTGTTTATGCTCTACAGCAAGAAAAAATATTTTAAAGATAAATGAACGTTTGGTTGTGGCCGACGGCGAATGCCATTCTCAACACCTTCTTGCGCTCAATTGTGCTCATTTTATTTATGATATTTGCTTTAGGTCAGCCAATATATAATGCTTATTGGGGAGCTGTAATTCATGATGCTATTTCATTATGGCTCATACGAGACCTCGTTTAAGGTATCAAAAAGAGCAACTTTAGTGTTTAGTTAATGCGTGAACGTACATAGTTAAATAAGAAGTCGCAAGAGCAGCTACACCTCCACCAACAACTAATCCTAAAACCCAAGCCTTCATAACACTTTCTCTGTTTTTTTGTTGGATTTGGGAAATTTCATGGTCATGTTCATCCCAAATACGTTCTTTTTCTTCTAAAATTACTTCTCTGAGCTTTCTCATAAAAGGTTGTTCTGTAAACATTTTATTATTACATACACTCAACTATGTAAACTACTTGCCTGTAGAGCCAAAACCACCACCTTCACGATTATCTGGTGCCTTTGGTAATTGGTCTATCGAATCAACGACATAAACATTATTGTAAGGTAACCAGTTATGTTGAACAATTTGAAATAAACGACGATATTTTTGGATAGGATAAGTTTTCAGGTTTGTGTCCAAACAATCAACTCTAGCAATTAATTCACCACGGTATCCGGCATCTGCTAACCCAATTTGGTTAGACATACGTAAAGGAGTCAAAGAAGTAGACGAACGAGCAAGCAATAAGTAAGGAGCAGGATTACCTATGACATCTACCGCCGCAGCTACAATACCAGTTTTCAATTTTATACCTAAATGCCAAGGTAAACAATAGTCTTCGCAAGGATTATTACTACATTCGCATTCAATGAAGTTGAGTGTAGTTTCAGGACATAATAAATCAACTCCTGAATCTGTTGGACGACGAATTTCAATATGTTCACGAACTGCTTGACGATGTACTGGATCAATTACGTATAAGTATAAACTCATTTTACTCTTCTACATGTCTCGTATGAAAGCCGTTATAGGCAAGAAGGCAATAATTGCTGCTAACATACCTGCCATTTGTGCTAACAAGTTCATACAAGTTTCGTAAGTCGACGATCGTCCTGCTAAATAAACAGCCATTGCACCTATAGGATTGAAATGACCTGTAGATATGTCATCAGAAACCAAGTAGGTCGCAAGATACGTTATACCCATAACATATGGATTTGCGTTAGTAACTAAAATAGCAGTTACAATAACGATTGAACCTACAAACTCAACTATATACTGCTTCATTGTATTAATTCAACATTCTACATCCACAATAGTTGCCCCAGGAAAGAAGTATCCTTCAATTTTAAATTGCGGATCATTCAACCATTTTGAAGGAAGGAATAATTTACGATTTGTATTCATGTATGCTCCCCACCATGAAAATGTAGAGTTCGCACATATTCCTCCTTTGCATTGAGACATCAAATACAAGGTGTCTTCTTCTGATCCGGAAATAAGAATGTATTTGTAGTCTTTCAAAATAGATTCAGCATATGGAACATCATTTGTGAATACAACAAGTTGTTCATTGGGAATAGAATCCAAACACTTCTTGTAATAGTTTTTTAAATCGACATAATGTAACTCTTTATGCTGTTTCAAGTAATCTCCTCCTCTCACATGTAAGAAAAAGTAATCTTTGATCCACGGATATGTTGAATCTAAATTTGGATTGAAAGACAAACGAGAAATAAATGTTTGTTTAATTGGTTCAATGTATTTCCAGTGATGAAAGTAACCTTGTAACAAGATGTTTTTATTAGTATAATTTTGAAGGAAATAAGGCCAGTCCATATACTCTAAATGTCCAAGTTCATTTAAGAGTTGAAGATCATTTTCGTATTTAAAAATAACTTTCCAATTCTTGAAAAGCGTTTCAAAATAATTATGGTCTGTATGTGGAGATTTGAATATATACCTTGGATCCAAAATCATAGTTTTATTGCTTTGTTTTGCGAAGGATTCACAAGCCGCTAAAATAAAAAGTTGGTTTCCCAACCCACTTGATAAAACAACAGATAACGACATTAGTTTACTAGACATTTATCTCTTAAATTTATTCGAATACCATTCTTGGAACTATATGCATTGCCTCTAATTCTTGAGACCATAATTTGACGGCATAAGGAATTGTTTTCATTTCAAAGTGAGTATTGACTCCACACGAACCACAATGATATACGTTCTCTTCTGGATTGACTACTGCTAGTGTTCCACAGGATGTACAGAACCCTGTTTTGAAAGGATCTGAAACGTCCATCAAACGTTCCTTCGTGAACATCGCAATGCCATGAGACAACATACAATCACGTTCCATTTCACCTACACGTAATCCACCATCTCTGCTTCTGCCTTCACAAGGTTGACGTGTAAGAGAAACAATTGGACCACGAGCACGTGAATGTTTCTTGTCGATAACCATGTGTTTCAAACGTTGGTAGAATGTGGGTCCCATGAATATTTCTGCTTCCATCATTTCACCAGTTTGGCCGTTATACATTATTTCGTTACCGTAAGGATGCATTCCCAAGGCAAGTAAATGTTCACGTAAAGTTCCAATTTTTAGATGTGAATAAGGAGTTCCGTCGCCCAAAGTTCCTCGTTGAGCACATACTTTTCCATACATCGTTTCCATAAGTTGAGCGATAGTCATGCGTGAAGGAACAGCATGAGGATTCATGATAATATCAGGTCTTAAACCGCTGGCCGTGTAAGGCATATCTTCTTCATTCAAGATGATACCGCAAGTTCCTTTTTGTCCGTGTCTTGAACTGACTTTGTCACCAATTTCAGGGATACGTTCAGATACAACTCGGACTTTGACGAAAGGATACCCATCAGAATTCTTTTCGTTCCAAACTCCGTCTACACGACAGGTTTCGGAGTTACGATGCATAGTGGATGAGTCTCTGAATATGTATCCATTAGGATCAGATTTCAAACTTGTGACTTTTCCAATGACTACATCGTTTTCTTGAATGTAAGAGTTCAATACAGGAACTCCGTTATCTTGAATTGCATGATAAGCAGACGTTTTGAATCCTCTAGTGTTTTCGCGTCTTGGTTTCGCGAACTTTTCTTCCTTACCCGAAGAGACGTTACGATGTTCTTCATCCTTGTAGATGGTGTAATATAGAGTTCTGAACATACCTCGATCAATAGATCCACGATTCATAATAACTGAATCTTCCTGGTTGTATCCCGAGTAAATTCCGATAGCTACCATGATATTGTCTCCGCAAGGCATCTCGTGAGATTTCAAGATGTTCATCATACGTGTTTCCACAAATGGACGCATAGGAGAACATAGAATGTAACCGTTCTTGTCCAATCGTTTGGCGTAGTTTCTTGCGAATATACCCATAGATTGCTTGCCCATTGCCGATTGGTAAGTGTTACGTGGAGATTGGTTGTGATCAGAGAAAGGAATACTTGATGCCATGTGTCCTAAAATCAAAGTAGGATGGATTTCACAATGTGTTGTTTCCTTCTTGATATCTGAAGGAGTCATAGCGATTCTCAATGTTTCACTTTCTGATGGATCAATGTATTCAATACAAGATCTTACCCAATCGTTCCATTCTAAATTAGGCCCTACAGGTGCATTTGCTATTTCTCCGTTATCGATACGAAGTAAAGGTCTTACAAATCGTCCACCATCAGTTTCGATGTTCAATATATTCTGGTAAATGTTCCATGAAATACCTGTATGAGGATGTATTTTGAAATCACGTTTTGCTTGACGTAATGAATTGTATAATACTTGTGGTTGTTGAGTGTATCCTATGATAACTCCGTTCAAGATAATCATAGTTCCTTCATATTGCGTTTTGACATCTTTAATCCATTGAATATCTTTCTCTTGTTCCAAGAATGTCAAGGCGATAGCAGAAGGAGAATGTTGTGTTACAGATGTCAACATAGACATAGATTTCACGATACCTACAGAATGACCTTCTGGAGTTTCTACAGGACATACGTATCCCCAAGATGTTCCGTGTAATTTACGTGGTGCCAAAAGCTTACCTGATTTTTCAACAGGAGTTTGAATACGTCTTACGTGGCTGATTGTAGCAGCGTAAGAAAGACGATTCAATACTTGAGATACACCCATCTTGGTAGCAGTAGAAACTGTAGACGTTCCTAATCCTTGAACAGTAAAGTTACCTGTTGCCAACGCTTGTTTCAATTTTCCTTCAATGGTTGATACTTTTAAGATTTTGTATAAATTGTTTATGTTCAAGACTTCTAATGGTCTTGGAGTTTCACGTTTTTTCCATGTATCGTTATTTACTTCGTGAACGAATTTAGAACGAATATCTTTACATACTTTTTGAAACAATTGACGAAACAAATGAGTTAATAAGGCACCAGTTGTAACGACACGTTTATTAGGATACGAATCGCGATCGTCAATTTTTAAGACTCCCATTTCGGTAAGTAATAATTTTCTGACAATCCATCCAGTTAATAAGACCTTTCTTGCTTCAAGAACCGAATGAGATGATGTATCTCCTCCAAACTTGACATGAGGCAAGTATTCGGTGTCCAATAATGAACGGACATACGCTTTCTTATCTTCTTGTGTTGTTCCGTATTGTAAGTGATGACTTAAGTATTCAATTGCGTCTTCACGAGTATATACTTTGATTTCTGAACATTCATGGAACGAAGCAGATAACATATCTGTGTATCTTGCGTCCAATTCAGGTCCCCAAACAATACGTGCGATTTCCTTATCCGATTCCACACCTAAGGCACGGAACACAACTCCTAAAGGTAAATCTTCTCGAAATCTTGGAACACATACTGTGAGTGGATATCCAAATCCATTGAACTTTGCAGATATACGAACTTCCAATTTCTTGGGAGGAGTTGTGAATGATTCGTGTAAGGATTTCATTTCAGCAGAATAAGTGTATTTCGAAGATGTCTTTTTGTTGTAGAATAACATGATTTGGTTATCTGCGACCTTCTCTTGACTTAAGATAGTTCTTTCTGATCCGTGGATAAGAAAGTAACCAAATGGGTCATAAGGACATTCTCCTATTTCTTCTTTTGATAATGGGTAGTCTTTCATAATACATAATGATGAACCTAACATAACTGGAATTTTTCCTAAAGATACTCCTTCAAATACTTTTACTTCTTCTTCCATTTCTGTGAATGTGGGTGCTTTATAAGTTCTTGCCGTAAAGCGGATATCAGAGAACATTTGTGCCGCATACGTAAAGTTACGTGTTCGAGCATCTTGAGGAAACATTGGTTTAATGCGTCCTGTTGCTTCTTGAATACGTGGTTTTGTATACGTTATATTCTCAAACGATAAGCGAAACTCAAACTTGTATTTTTTAGTCGCCTCATCTTGTTCATGCCATACTACTATAGGAGCAGTAGAGCACACAATCAAAGGAATTTTATTACGAATGAAGTCTTCAAAAGACTCAATTTGATGTTCCACTAATCTTGATACACCGTTCTTGAAATATGTTGAAATTGCTTCCCACTCCATGTTGGTAGTTTTTTAAAGTGTCTTCGCCCTAAATCTATTTATTCGTTTTTAATAAGAGAGGCGATGTCGGATAAAATCACCATAACAAAAGTTGATGATTCTGTTCCAAAACCACCTGAAACAAAAGAACCAGAAGGAGCCAAACCTTCGTTGTTCAAACCCTTAGCACGTATCATCGGTGCTGCTAGAAAACATAAATCCATGAAAACATTCCCCAAAGGTGTTTTGAAAAAGACAATTAAACTCAAAGCTGTAGCTGACCCTGCTAGACCTCCTCCATTAAAAAAGTTCATGCGTAGACATACAATTCGTTTGTTTACGGACAAAGGTGAAAACCAACGCAGAAAGACCATCAAGCGTAAAGTCAAGAAAATGACAGACAAGCAAGTAGATGAAATGGTAAAGAAATACAATTTATTGAAAAACGATACAACTCCTCCTCGTGTGAAGCGCGAAATGCTAAGTGGCGCAATGTTAGCAGGATTCATTTCCACTGACTAAATAATGACGAACGTTTGGGGTCCTATGGCTTGGATGACTTTACATTCAATATCCTTGAATTACCCTGAAAATCCTACAAAAGAAGACAAGGCTATTTTGGTTCGTTTTATGGAACTTTTTACAGAGACTATTTCGTGTCCTTCGTGTAAAAATCATTTCCAAATACTTTACCAATCGTATATCGCAAACAACCCAAACTGGGCAAGTAGCAGGTATAACTTTGCGATATTTGTGATGCGGGCACATAACACTGTCAATAAACGTTTGGATAAACCAGTATTGCCAAGTGTAGCTGCATGTGTTTCTGCGATATCTTTGAATACACAAACTACAAGTGCTTCATCTTTTCGTGAACAGTATTTAGTATATTTACTAAGAAACTGGACCAGAGAATACAGTGCTGATTCGTTCATAGCCGCACGAGCAGTTCGTGAAATGATAAAAATAAACTCAGAATACTGGAATCCTCGAAACAATACTCAACAAGTCTTTTTCCCTGAAACAGATGTAGTAACACCTATTGAACCAACAAAAGGACCACGTGGTAATCCTTTACCTGGATTTAATCGTTCAGGAATGCCTATAAGTGTAGGCTTCAGAATTAGAGGGGGAAAACTTTCGTTAGGGAGTCGTTAGGATTCCAAGGCAGTGAAATTCTAGGTTTCATTTCCCATCCGTGTCTTTTTAACCAAGGATTTCTGTCTGTTTCGTCATGGAACTCGTCTTCGTATTTCACTTTGCGTCTCATTTTCTTCAGTGCCACACTAGGCATAATGAAATGTAATTGGTCGGCAATTGTGAAGTTTAATTTACCTTTATCAACTTTGGTTTCAGCGTATTTCACAATATCTGAAACTAAAGGAGCATCAGCATAAGGATATACCCAAGTCCAGTTTATTGGTGCGCTGTGTTTGAAATAGTGTTCTGTCCAATGAAAGGTTTTCCAGTATGCTTCAACTACCGGTTTCATATCACGAACTCCGTCCAAAACATGTAATCTATACTTTCTAGACATCATTTCCTGATCTTTTCCTAAAACAGCTTTTTCTTCAGGTCGTTTTCTTAAACTAATACGTTCTTTCAAGACTTCCATTTCTTTGGATGCGCAATACATTAAGAAGGTGTTTCGTCCAAATGACGAAGTTAAATCAGGACATTTTGCGTTCTGGTAGAAATGAAGTGCGCGATTATACCCGTCTTCTCTTAACGAAAACATTCCTAAATTAGGCATGAAATCATTACCAAAACACATGATAGAAAGGATCATATATTGCTCAATAGGCAAAGGTAACTGAACCGATAATTCCCATACGTTCAAAGTCGCAAACTCTGCGTGTTTCAAGGCAGGATCATCAAATTCTGCGCTTTCTCTTAACAAGTGCATTTTACCTCGTGATGAAAGTTCACGGTGTTGTAAGCAGATAAGAATAAGATCAGCATCCAAACCATATATACAAATATTTTTACGTTGAGATTCAGGAATAGCTTGGATAACTGTAATCAATTTATGTTCACCTTCTCCTGGACTTGAAGTTTTACTTAACGTGAAATACGGAAACTTAGCGGCAAGAGCTATTTCAAGTTCTCGCATATAAGGTGTGTCTGGCGAAATCATGTTTCGATCAAACCCTTCGACGTCTTTAATACGCATACGACGATACCGTTGTTGAACTATTTTTCCGTAAGGAACCAGTCCATCCATCGCAATAATCACGTGTTTGGCTTTACACACATTTTCCAATAAGTATTCTAGAGCATCTAGAACTGATTTTATGGTATCGTTTTCTTTCAAGTATCGGTGAATTAAACAATTAAAATCAACGGCTAAGACATCAACTTCTAAAGGAATTCCTCGTTTGACTGTATTTACAATCCCACGATGAGACTTAATTAAACTCGCAAAATAAAACGGAATACCCATTATAGTTCTTTGCGTGTTGTATGTAAGCACAATTTTAGTTCATTTTTAATAGTTAATAACGAATTTTAACATATAATTAATTTATTAATTAAAAAATGAGTAATCGTAAAAATTCAGCATACGTATATACACTAAATTTAGAAGGTGGTCGTAAATATGTAGGAATGACTACAGATATCGATAAACGTCTTGATCAACACTTTTCAGGAAGTGGCGCTAAATGGACTCAAAAATATAGTCCTGTATCTGTCAATAGTGTTCAAGAAGTATCATCTCCTCAATACGCAAAAAAATTAGAAAAAATTATTTACAACAACATGCGAGATTATCATGGATCTGATAAAGTTCGTGGAGCAGGTAATACAAGTTCAGTTGAAAGAAACTTTAGAAGTTATCATGGTTGGGATAATTAACAGCCATTTTTGCGTGCTGTATGTAAGCACAATTTTAGTTCATTTTTAATAAATGTGGTGGTGGGCTGTTCTTGGCGCAATCGTTCTAGCAGTTATTTACGGATACTCTATCCAGTCTCAAATCAAGGTCGTAAAACCTGGATGTTCTTCTTGTCCTAAAAAACAGAATGAAGACTCGTCGTCAGCGTAAACTTAAAATTAAGTTATGCGAAAAATGTTCGCCAGATGTAGGTGATTGTCCTTACTGTTCTCCTAAAAAACGTAAGCGATCAACGGCGAATACCAAACGCAGGTTTTAAGGCAGTAATAACTTTTGGTAAGGAATCAACTACTGGAGGTGGAGGTGGAACATCTTCTACTTGAGGCAATTCGACTTTTGTTTCAATTGGGGGAGTATCTTGTGTGACCACACTATTATCTAAATTTACTCCAGTATTACTGGCAATCGCATCTTTTATTGCCTTCTTTGGATCTTTGACGATATTCACTAATTTTCTGATGGATCCGATTGGATCGTTTCTGAAACTGTTAAGTAAGTTTTGGGGCATAAATCTTGACAATGTTCCTTCAGGTAAGAACTGGGCCAAATATACACCAAAGAATGCACCCATCAATCCAACGGATGCACCCGCTAACCCGACCAATGTGCCCATAGAACTATTACCAGAATCACCAGTGACTCCGGTAGAGTTGTAAACAGCACTCGAAGTTGGACTGGTCGTAGGATATGCCGTCACGATAAACATAGGAGTGGAAGTGGGAGAAAAACTGCTCATTTGTTTTAATAAAGAAGTTATACTAGCAGTAATGGAAGGGCTGGAAGATATGCTCGTTGATCCTGAATTAGACCGCGATTGGCTGATGGATTTACTTACCGAAACAGACGCACGAATGGAAGAAGATGCCCCAGAAGAAGGTGACCCAATGGATGTTATTGAAGATGAAAAACTAATTGTTGTTGAAATAGACGAAGATCCGCTATAAGAAGGCATACACGAAATGGAGGTTGATGATGAAATACTGAGAGAATTACTTAAACTTCCAGAATTTGTAGAAGAAGTCGTAAGACTACTAGTTTCTAAATTGGATACAGACGAAGAAAGACTATTTGAACTTGTTAAACTAAGAGTAGGATACAGAGACAAACTTGGACTATGTGTAGTAGATGTAGACGAACACGTTGTCAATGATACACTAGAAGTTGCCTTTGACGAAGCAATACTTGAAATGCTTGGAGACAGAGAAACTGTAGTTGACGGTGATTGGGAACTTGAGTCTGGGACGTTTACGGATATACCAAGAAACGAGGAAGGAACACAGTTTGCAGGAGGATTTGAAACGTTCGCACAAGGCAGAGCATAAACTCCTAGCTGAATACCGTTTCCGTTTGACGCTTCTGTTCCTGTCAAGTAAAACGATAACTTGTATAACGTATTTTGGTTTACCGATATTCCCTGGTAAATTCCATCGAACGTTCCTACAGCTCCATCATACCATTGTCCAGTTGACCAAGTTCCCGCAGCTTGCGGCGCTTGACCTGATTGATACCACAATTGATATCCAGTAGGAACACTCGCAGTTGCTCCGTTAACAACGATGGGTCCGCCTTGAGACAAGTTGGCATTCTGTAAGAGTTGTGTAGGATCATACGGAACCGAAGCAGTGACGCTCGGATTTTTGAATGTCCAGAAACCTGGATCTTGACGAAACGTGAACCCTACTAACCACGAACCAGTAGATGACGCATTAAAGTAATAACTTTCAAAGGCTTCGACGTTTGGTGTAGGGTAACTTACCGATGCAAGGTAGCAGGGAGGAAGAACACCCATAGGAGATAAACTTACGTTCCCATCGGAACATGAACCTGAAACTAAACTGAATAAAAACGGCAAAATGAACGCACTCATTTGTATTTAGAGAATAATCGGTGCGTATTACAAAATGTCCGACGTTCCTGTAGAAGCCCCTGTCGTTGTAGAATCAGTAGTAGAAACTCCAGCAGTAGAAGTTCCAGTAGTCGAAGCTCCTGCTCCAGCTCCTTTGACTTTAAAAGATGTTGAATTGGCCGTATCTCCTGCCGGCGTTGATTTGAAAGACCCAAAACAACTCGTTCAATATGCCTTAAAAGTCATCGCAGAAATCAAACTCTTGTCTCATTTAACCGATGAAGCAAAGGCATCTTTAATTATTTCTGAAGTCAAAAAGGCAATTTCTTCTTCTCCTCTTAACGATACCGAAAAGACCGTTGCGCTCGCATGGTGCGATGCCGTCCTTCCTCATATCATTCATACCGTTGATTTAGTTACCCAAGAATTAAAAAAGGTCGAACAACAAGTTGTAGCTGGATTAAAATCTTGTCTTCCTTGCTTTTTCGCATAAATATATAAATGTCTCTCGCATACGCTAACGGAGGAAGTGGTTTAACGCAATTAGTTGCTAGTTCGGTTGGAGGAAGAACCATAAGACGCAAAGGTTATTCTCGTCATTCCTATACTCGTAAATCAGGTATTAAAGTCAAAGGTTCTCGCGTTCGTTCGGCCCGTATCCATGATGTTGGTGCACCCGGAAAATGGGCATCTTTACATGGTCCAGGCATCGGTCCCTTAAAACATGGTCCTTTAATGGCCGTAGGTTACACTGCGGATAAATCCAAGACCGCTCGTCATACTGCCCTCCGTAAGGCCGCCAAGAAGTATGGTGCACTTTCTACTTTCCGTAAAGTCCAAGCCATTGGAACCTATACAAAGAGAACCTCCAAGGGGAAGTCCAAGAAATATTTGGCCGATAGCAAGTGGGTAAGGAAAACTCTTATGTAAATATAAATGGACTTAATCAGTTCTCTTCTCTCGGTCATTTTGTTTGCCGCCTTCGTTCCTGGTGTTTTGGTAACACTTCCTTCTAAACGTTCTTCCCAAGGAACTGTTTTGGTCGTCCACGCCGTATTATTTGCCGTTGTCACCACTTTAGTTATGCGCTTTTACTGGCACAACATCAAGGGATATGTAGAAGCCATGTCTAATTACGGAGACTCTTGTCCTAACGGATTTGTCCCAAAAGCAGATCCAACTGGTAAAAATAAGGCAGAATGTGTTCCAGTAGGTCATGCCACTTATGATCCTGCTACTCAAGGTGCCAAAGCTCCTCATGCGTAAGTTTCTAAATAGTATATAAATGTGGGCAAACATCCTTTTGAAAGCAATATTGTTCGCAATACTTCTTCCCGGAGTTCATTTGAGTATTCCTCCCGGTGGAACTTTAAGAGAACAAGCCATCATCCACGGTATAGTTTTTGCCGTTGTCAACTATTTAGCATACAAATACGTCCGTCCTCTTCTCGAAAACTTTGAAAACCCAGATTCACGCGTAAACCCTAAATGTCCTGAAGGGTATCGTCAATGCGCCAGTGGAGATTGTGTATCTGCTACTGACCCACATGAAACTTGTCCTGGAGAAACTAATGCATATTAACCTTGTATTTTAAAGATCTGGATCCAACTTCTTTCCATATAATGAGCTTCAACGGGAGCATTATGGTAAGAAACTTCCTTCAATAACTTTTCGTAAAACTTTTTACTTCTGTTGTAAATCCAGTTCCTGTTTACTGAGAAAATAGCACCTTGATAGACATATGGTGATTCTTTGAACTTTTCGTTGAAAACTCGCTCATACCATTGACCTAAATTTTCATCAGTTTTCTTTCCAAGAACACCTTTCCATTCATTTAACCTGAAATTGAAGTATCTTCTACCCTGAATCCAAACGTTTGAATCAAAAAAGTTCTTACTGTAATCTTTAACGTTTTCAAACAAATATTTGAACTGGTTTACGTTAAATATAAAATGATCTGTAAAGTTCCCTTGAGTAAATATTGTTAGTTCATCTAAGTTATAGTAACGAGTAACAATGTGATACAAGTATGTATGTGTTTCCCTTCCAACATTCGGTAAATTCACAACAAAAGGTTTCAAATCATCTGGGATAGTAGAAATATCCCCCTTGTTGTAAATTATTTTTTTATCAAATTCTCTTGTCCAAGAAACATCTTCATTATACCTTGCTACAACTAGCATTCTTATTATATTTGATCACTTGCCACTAAATTACCAACTTGGTTCATCTTTAGGTTCGGCAAAACGTTCTAAGTATCTTGTTTTGATATTGTTAGGTTGAAAGTATGTCTTAACAAGGCATTCAACTGCCCATGGTTCAAATTTTTTACATGAAAAGACGTCAAGAAACATATCATTTGTTTCTTCTACGAAATGTGCGGCAATATTTGATGTTTCAATTAATTGTATCAATGTGTATCCTTTTTTATTACCTGTCCCAAACATGACAATTTGAGGTGGTCCATAAGGGACCATGTCTATTCGTTTAATTAGAGTATCATTGAAGGTTTTAATATTCGCAGGGCATCGAATTGTCGCAGGAGTACATCTTGCAGCATCTATTATAAGGTGGTATCCCCATCTTGAAATAGCGGTCATTGATATGCCTATGATGAAGAAAAAAATGTGTAAACCATTGCATTAGGAATTTTTCCAATAAAAGAGTATACAAAAATGTGGTGGATGGCTTTATACGCAGCTGCGCTCTTTTACGTTTTAACTCCTGGAATTGTTCTTTCTTTACCCCCTGGCGGTTCTAAAATTACCGTCGCACTCACCCACGCCGCTGTCTTCGGGTTAGTATGGATGCTCACACACAAGGCAGTCTGGCACTTCGTTTCTGGTAGATAAAAACCTTAAACACTACGGATAAATTCCCATTTTAGGTAATCACATATTTTTTGCCATATTTGGTCATGAGCAATCAATCGGTCTCTGGACTTGAGGAGTGGAAAGTAAACTTTATACTCGTCTAATTCCAGTAACTCGAAGAACTTATACAGAATGTAAGAATACGATAAGAAATTGGTTCGGTCATCAGGACAGTAAATCAAAAATGGTGCCTGAATTTCCTGGAACATCGCACGGATTTTTTCTTCAATTTCTGGAGTGATGGTAGGTGGAGGGTTTCCGTTCAGTCTTGAAATGATGTGTGTTGCGTGCTCATAATACTTTGATCTGTTCAACTTTTTCAATATTTCTCGCATATCTTTTTCAGTGAGTTCTGCGACGTTCTGGATTCTGCGTTTCTTGATTTCCAAAACCACTTCGTTCATGACTTCATTAGGAATGATAGTTGATTCTTTTGCTTGAAACTGGTTCAGAATTTCGTTCAAGTGGTTGATTTTCTTGTAAGCATAATTGTTTCTTTCTTTTGGAGGATCACGAAAACTAGGTAAATCAGAAACCACCAACATATACTCTTCTGAACCGCACAAAGGACACACAAGAATTCCTTCGTCTCCCACTTCTTCTCTGGCAATGTTACATCGCTCACAATGTTCAGTTATGGCTTTCTTCATTTCTGAAGGTTCTCCTGTATTCAGTTTCATTCGTGAAGCGTATTCATCAAACAATTTCTTCTTGGACGGAGCAGAAGTTTCCGAAGTAGATTGAGTTAAGTATTTCACAAACGTGTTCTGGTCGGCAGGAACCATGACTGTCGGTTGAACTTTTTCTCCTGTTCCGTAGTATTTAAGTATAATGTCTGCGTTTTTCAAGTAATAATCTGTCAATGGATTCTCTTTTTCAATTCGGTCTTTCAGAACCTTGATTTCGTCTTTGACTTTAGACGCCTTCAAAATATCACTTATTTCCGAACTTAACTCTAAATCATCTAAATCCTCTTCAAGTTTTTTAAGTTTGAGTTTCAGGTCATCCATGTTCAAAGTTTCCTCTTTGATGGTTCCCACAATAGTTTGATGGACTGAGTCCAGAGTTCCGGTCACAATATCGCTCTTTTTTGAGGTCGATGTTGTTTCTCGCGATCGCTTTATGCGAAATATGTTATCCATTGATACATTTTAATTCCCTGCCTTAAAATACTCTTTACTTCATTTTCACTAAAAGAAGGACACATAACGCAATACCCGCGACCAATGTGGGCACAACGAACGCATCAGGTGATGAAGAACAAAAACCTTCTTTTGGAGGAGGAGCACGAGGACAGTTTTCAATACCTATTTCTCGACAAACGTTTAATTTGAAATCAGGACTTAAAGAAGGTGTCAAGAATTGGAATCTGCTTCCTCCAGTTGTTACATCACATTCGTAGCATCCACAAGCAGGCGAAGAATCAGCTGCCAAAGCTTTCATCATGTAAAGGGGATTCAATCCTTCAATATCTCCTACAACTCCTGGAATCAAACCGTTATATCCTGCTCCTAAATCACTCATTCCCGCAGGAAGTAAATCCGAACCGTTTGGGTAATTGTTAATGTAATTGTATCTTGCTTGTATTGATCCATCTGGAGCTGTACATGTGCCTCCAGTGTTCACGAAATATCGGTTTCCTAAAGGAGGATTACCTTCAATAAGAGTGCTGACATATGTTCCAACAGCTCCTAAGTTTGTAGACAATTGGCCAAAAGAACCTCCATTTCCTACTCCTAAACTTGAAGGACTTCTTACGTTGTCTGCGTAACTGTATGTTGGTCCAAGAACTTCGTTTTCTACATTACCTACTCGGTTAGAGATATTAGACCATATTGAGTTCACACCGAGGTCGCCCATTGTGTTCTAAGTGTGATTTTACTTGCGCCTTATACGCGGAATTTGTTAGGGCACATGGACGTTGTCTGAGTATAGAATTAGATGCCGTTTCAAATGAGTAACCGAACTTCTTACACATGAAAAGCAAAGCCAAGTATCCACTGCGATTAATTCCACATTGACAGTGAATATACACTTTACCGCAATTATCGTCTCTCAAAAACTTGTTCATGGTTTTTTCAAATTGAGGATACCATTCTAAGATATTGGATTGTAAGCTGTCCAGTGCCTCGATACAAGCATAATTATCGGGATACTTTTCCCGAAACCAAGATGGACTATCTTTATCAAACGCACAATTCACTACGTGTGTAATGTTGTGCATGCGGACAAAACCGGGAGTCAAATAGTTTCCGGGTCCAAACATTACATTCGTGTGTATTTTTGCTGGGGGATCGTTTTCCCATCCACGTGAACATCTTCGAATGGCAATCCAATCCATTACTCTTTAATTCATAAAATACGAAAGTCGTTGATCTATATTAACGTTGAACCTAGCGTTCCTACCACATACGCAATAGCAACTGCCACAGCAGCCAAGATAGCGGCTCCCATGTAAGAAGGAACACCTCCAGCAGTATAAGTATTTGGAATGTATTGAAGAATGAGAGAACGAGGAGTAGATAAAGAAATAATCATGGCGGCTAAAAAGAAACCAAAATAGATCATCAAATTACGCGCAGCTTGACGAATAACCGAGAAGGTATGTGAATCACTTCTCAAGGTCATAGCAGGAACGTTGGCTTCGGAAGTAGGGGTCATCTTATTCGTCAAGAAAGGATCAGTGCCTCCCGTGACGATAGGAGAAAAGGTGGTGGATTGAGGGAGGCTGGGATTTTGAACGGGTCCGGCTCCCATTAAATCGCTTAAATCAGTTGCTCCTTCTGCCATTTACTTAAAAGATGGTAATTCGCATTCGGCATCTTCCGCAACGTATTTGACACACTTGTCCCCGTGTCTGACCACTCGACCTTCTACTTGGTGGACAGGAACCGATAATGCATTTCTTACAGGAATAGGGCGGTGAAAAAGCATGATAATGACTCCAAGACCAATCAAGAACGAGAAGAATGGAATGTTCTTTTGGTCCTTGAAGATATGTAATACACGACTAACGAACATCTCTTACTTTTGAGAAGCGAGTAAATTAAGGGACGTTTGTGTTCCGTCGCAAGGAACTTCTACTGCCTTGAACTTTACGCACCCAGATTTAGTATGGAACGCTTTATTGGTATCAGGAGTAGGGGTTGTTTCTTCGTCCCTTGGAGGAGGGGAAAACACGGCGACAATCAACATTCCTACCAAACTTCCAACGAATAACCACAGTAATGATATCATTGTTAATTTAAACGTTTAAAATTTAGAGAAGGCGTTCAACAAATATAGTTCCAGAACCGTTGCCCGTCAAAGTTCCTATACAGAACGTAACACGATATATTCTGCTGTTGGTTGTATCTTGGACGTTGATTATTGCACTGTCTCCACCTGAACCCATATTTGTAGTAAAGAAGCTTGTCCAAGTACTTGCACTCAAAGTCGTTCCACTGTTTGTAAATACAAGAGCGTACGTTTGTCCACTTAAACTTGCGAATACTGAAAAGTTAATTACTGGAGTTGCACTATTACCTCTTACTTGGGGGTACACGTTACCGGACGAAGGATTTAACTGAAATTGTAGAGCGTCTGCAGTCACTATTGTTGGTGAAGCTGCGTTGAACCCACTTAAGGCGAGTGAAGGAGTATAAGACGTTATTTGACCAGAATCTGCGACATCTAAAAGAGTTCCAGAATAACCGCTATTGAGTATTTGAAGGTTTCCTGCATTAGATAAACGTAACGTTTTGTTTGGATTTGTAGATCCAGCATAAGTATTGGTGGCTCTCAGAAAATTAGAGTATCCTGCTCCTCCAAATGTATCTGTTCCAGTCACTTGTATCCCCGGATTGGCTCCCGAATAAGTTTGAATGGCTCCAGAGTTGTTAAGTTGAAGTTGGTTTGTGGAAGAAACAAGTAAATTGTTTGATGAGTTTATAGATACTGCACCATACTGATACGGTAAATTAGTAGTATACTGGTTAGTAGGAACACCTATTATAAAAATACCTGAACCACCATTACCTGCAATTCCAGAAGGATATATACCGTCGGCACCACCACCACCACCCAATCCATTTGTTCCATTGGTACCGTTTGAGTTAGATCCTCCGTTACCACCTCCACCTAAACCACCAACTCCACCACCACCGTAACCGGTTATAAAATTTCCACCACCTCCACCACCACCGTAATACGTTCCTAAAAATTGAATACCTACTCCACCATCTGCATGATACGTTGAAGCAGGATCTGATGATCCAGGTTGATTCAAACCATTCGCTCCAATACCACCACCACCTCCACCACCATAAGGTGATGATGATTCTCCTTGACTATTACCACCATTACCTCCTTGATAGCCAGTTCCACCTGGAGTAGTGTTGTAAACTGAAGCACCTCCACCGCAACCACCTGTATGTCCGTAAGAATTGCCTGTACCAACATTACCGCCTCCTCCACCACCCCCTACAGCAGTAATAGAAGGCGACGTAATATTACAAACTGTATTTGTTCCATTAAAACCTGATTGTGAAGAAGACGTAGAACCTGCTCCTCCGTTGCCAATTGTTATGGTATAAGAACCAGAAGTTACACTTAGATAGCCTGCGTTATATTGTAAACCAGGGAAAGCTGCAATTCCAGACACGTTTGTTTGTAAACCACCTCCACCACCTCCACCCCCACCACCTCCACCACCTCCTCCACCAACTGCGAAGTATTGCACTCCGGTTACCCCATAATTAACAGTTAAACTAGTAGATGAAGTGCACAAATAGTAGGTATATCCACCAGAAGTTACTGTAGAAGAAGGAGCTACTGAGAACGAAAAGGCCGGAGTTCCTGCGTTAATACTAAATCCATCACTTCCTAAGTTTTTGATATTGTTCAAGTTCATGTCAATGTCTCCAGCAAACTTAGTGACTGACGTAGATGGATTATAAATAATTGAACTTCCGGTAATACCTGTAACTCCTCCTGCGTAGAACATAACTGCCCCGTTCGTTCCTGCATACGAAATACCTGGTCCAGTAGGTCCTGTGTAGCCTGTGTATCCAGTGTAACCTGTATAGCCAGTTGGGCCTGTAGCTCCTGTACTTCCCGTAGCGCCTGTAGCGCCTGTGTACCCGGTGTACCCGGTGTAACCAGTAGGTCCTGTGTATCCGGTAGGACCTAGTGG